ATTTCTTGAATAGATGCTCCATCCATACAACCTACGTTCTTTGTAATAGGTACAATAGATATTGTACTTGAATTATTTATATTTTGCAACTTATAAATTGAATTAGTACAAAATATAATTAGATCATCACGGAAACTTCTAATACCTACTACTTTATCATCTAATACTATACTACCAGATCCAGTACTTGTAAAGTCATCTATATCATTTGTACCACTATAATAGATTGTATTAGGTGCTGTAGCTGCTCCTGCAACTACTAAATGTTTGTCATGTATTACACAATACTTAGGATATACTGTACCACTAACTGTTATTTCCTTTGCAAAAAAAGTTCTGGTATTTATATTGGCCCCTGTACCTGTCATTTTAAAATACATGGGCTTGACACCTGAACCTTCGTCTGTTATGATTACTTCACCATAATCAGTGTTACCTTCAAAAACTGCAAAGTTTGCCTGTCCTTGAGATGTTCTAGCTGCTGCTGATCGTCCAGTAAAAGTACTATAATTATCTCCTGCTGCATCTACACTAGCTCTATTTATCTGTAACCAGCTTGTACCGTCTTGACTAAAGTATACATTAGTACCTGAACAAGCTATTACACCATCTGCATAGACTTGAAGACCTAGTATAGAATTAGAACTATTAGGTCTAGCAGCAGAGCCTCCACCAAACAAACTATAGCCATTAATACGTCTATAACCACCATCAGGGTCTACTTCAAAGTTAGATAGTGCTACTGCAAATCCGGGTTGTCCTAATAATTCTAATTGATTTAGATTTGTATTAAGTCCACCTTTACATGATATACCAAAAGGTTGAGACATTAAATAAACCTCATACGATCATCTTTAATAGTAGTAGGTGTAGGTTCCATTAAATTAAGTTTCATTAAACGTAATCCTCTTTTATAATCTTCTAATGCAAAAGAAGAAGATTGAGGATTTTCTTTAAACTGATGTAAATAATATCTAGCTCTTGCCATTAGTACAGAATTATAAATATTAGGAAATACTGTAGTATCTCCATGTGCAGATAATTCAGTTGGTAAATCATAAGCATAAAACCAAATACGATATACTTTATCAGGAATAGGACTTAATGCAAACTTACGTCCGTCAGGGCTTCGTGTTACTCTAGCAGGTGTGCCGCCATTAGCATCTTCTGCATCGTCTTTATTTTCACTGATACGAAAATAATCTTTCCAAGCTTCTGTAGTGACAAAACCTAGATTTTTTACAGTATAAGGAGAAGATTCACCGCTTACTCCTACTGTAGTTAAAAGAAAATTATCCCAATCTATATAACCGTAGTCGTTAGTTAAACTAGAACTAGATGCTTTAAGTTCATACCAACGCTGGTTAGCTACAGTTTCTACATATACATTACCATACATAGGATCTGTAGCTCCACTTTCAGCAGTAGCTAAAAAAGGCCATTGAGGTTCTTCATTAACTATATCAAGATAACCTCTGTTAATACAATCTTTAGCATGTTGCTGAATACCCACAGCAGATCCGAAGTTAGTAGAAGTTAATTCTACTTCATTCATCTCACGTAGGAGTTCATTTGTTAGATTAAGATATGTAGCCATTACTTTTTATGAACCTTTTGTACGTCAAAGTTAGCAGTAAGACTTGCACCTTTATGAGGTTTAAACTTACCAGTATGCTTCATAAGTTTATAACCACCTTTAGGTTGCTTCATCCAATGATATCCTTTAGGTGCTGAAACCTTCATTAGTTGGGCCTAGCTACTTCACTACCGCCATAATACATAGAACGATCCATTTTTTTATTTTTACCACCACCCATTTTCTTTTTTCTTTTCATTTCATCTTTTTCAGGTGGTCTTCCTTTTTGTGATCCATAAGTTCCTTTTCCCATTGGCATAATATTTACTCCTGATCCATTGAAAATGTTTTACTTTTAGCTCGACATGCTTCTAGCTCTGTATTATAAGATTTTATTTCTTTTTTATCTTTAGAAGCTTTACGAAATATTCTATCATAATTAAAGTCGTAAGCCTTCTTATCAAATTTTTTACGAAATCTGCTTTCTTTACTGGCTATTGTACCAGTACTCATAACAAACGGTTTTTCATCTGTTCCAAGTTGAGGCAATTTATCAATCTCCTATAAAAAGGCTTGGGGGCCGTTAAGCCCCCTTACCTAAGTTAAGTTCTAGTCAATACCGTAGAAGGCAGAAACTAGTGCTTCACCACGTAGTACCTTGGCTCCATATACATGAAGTCCACGTACAATGTCTCCAAAGCTGTCAGGATCACGAATAACTTCTGTACTTGTGATAGTCTGAGCAGTAGCTGTAGAAGACATGTGACCAGCAATACATTTACCAGCAGCATTAGAGGTGCTTGCAATGTTGTTAGTCTTGTACATATCAAAACCACGTAGCTTACCAGAGCTTACCAATCCATTACGGATTGAACCTTGACCAGCGTTGTAGTCTACTGACAAGAGCTTAGAAGAACTTTGTACAAGAACTTCATAGAACTCTGGATTAGCTAGGAACCAACGTCCTTCTTCAGGTACGTTTTGCTCGTCTAGCAATCTTGCCATGTGAGACAATACATCGATTGGGTCATGTTCACCTGATGCAAAACCAATGTCCAAGTTACCAGTACCGTCAAAGGTTCCAGCAGCAAGGTCAGTTGCACTATCAGAACCTAGAACATGATTAGGGCTAGAAGCTGATACGCCTGAGAACATAGTTGCAATTACACCTTCGTCAAATGCATCTCGTAGTGAGTATGCAGCAGAAGATGCAGCAGTCTCACGCCAGTTTACGTGTGACATGTTTGATTCAATGTCATCAACGATAAACTTAAATGCGTTAGCTGTATCTACGACCAAAGTAAGTTCTTGGTCAGTTAGCTTGGTAGCCGTTACATCTTGCCCTCTTTCATACTGATAAACAGTAATCGTAGGTTCTTTGATAATCTTTACGCTATCTCCGAAAGCGGAAATCTCACCAGCATAATCAGTGTTAGTGATTGCTTCTGCTACTGAGGCTTTACGGAAGAAGTTAAGTACCTTCTTCGAGTAGACCGCAGGTAGGAAAAATGAGTTAGTTTGACCACTTACAGAGTTGGCAAAGTTTGCATTGGTATCTGTACTCGGTTCAAAGTACTGATCTGATTGATTATAAGCCATATTACTTCTCCATTAAAAAGACAGATTTAATTTTTTACTACTCTGCCTTCAGACATGGCTTGATTAATTTCATCTTCAAATTTATCAAACTGGTCTATAGACATTGCAGCAATTTCCCTTTCAGTCCATACTTTAGGTTGAGCAGCATCGATACTAGTAGTTTTAGTAGATACTATATCGGCTGCTGATTGCCTATTTGCAGACTGTCGTTGTGGAGAACGCTTTGGTGCAGAAGTAGATTGTCCAGTTTCTAATTTATAAAGATCTATAGCTTTAGATGCTAAAGCAACATTATCAGGATTATTATAAATCCAATCTTGTATTTCTTGTGGTTGATCTTCAGCCCATTGATGAAATGTTTCGTCACCTCTAATATCTTCGAAATCAGGATGACGTTCACGCAAAGTAGTTTCTGCTTCTCGTTTTAGTATCTCAGCTTCTCTTATTTGAATAGCTGATAACTGTTCTCGTAGCTCTCCTACTTGCTGCTCACTTCTTATATGTGCTACAGATTCCACTGTATCATACAAATCAGGATACTCTTCTTTAAACTTTTCTAAATCTTCAATAGATTTAGGAGCTTCGTACTCAGGTTGCAAAGATCTAGCTTGAGCAACCAATTCCTCTTCTCGTTGTTTAAATTGAGAAACCTTATCATCATAATGTTTTTTTAAATCATCGTAACGCTTTTTATAATTAGTTCTTTTACGAGGTTGTTTTTCCTCTTGCACTTCTTCATCAGGGGCCTCTTCTGGGGTAGCCTGTGGTGCAAAGAATAAAGAATCAGCATCATCTGTATTAGGTCTATCTGGCGTATGCCAAGATTTCTTAGCATTATACGGATTAGCTTCTGGTTCTTCTATATTTTCTACTTCTGACATATTGTTCTCCTTGTCGGGGCTTGAGTCTTTTTAGCAAGGTAGCCATACTAATTCATTCTGGCCTGAATGAATAGTCTGGGGCTTGTCTTTACTTCAAGGTAGCCGTTAAGTTAAATGGTAAGGGGCCTATGTCTAGGGGTAGCCTTACCTCACACTTGGCATTCGATTTGAGCCGATCATGACTTTTTTTATTTCTTCGTCAGTTCTAGAAAGATAATCTTTAGAGTCTTCTAATTCATCTTCCTTTTCAGCCATTCCACCAAACGCCAATCTTAGTTTTTGACCACTATCATCAGCACGTTCTGCTTCATCCATCATGGCTTGAAGGTTATCCGCGCCTATTGCATCTGTGGCCTTTTTAGTTATAACAAACTCTCCATCTGACAATCGTGCAGGTATTGAGTCTGATACTCCAGTTCCGGGGCCTTCGACTTCTCCAGCTCCAGAAAACTCAGAAGCAGTATCAATAACCTTATCAAAAATTTGACTTAGTTTTGGGTCTGCTTCTAAAGCATTCATTAAATAATCTTGTTCTTCGTTATCTAGTGATTCATCTACAACATAATCTAGATAATCTTCTTCCATCTCATCATCTGGAAGTTGTGAGGCTTCTACTTCAGCCATTTCATCAGGTGGTATATTAGGATATGTATCTACTGGCATACCTTCTTCTGGCATCATTAAGGAACCACCTTCAGCAAGTTTTAAAGGTCTATCAGGAGTAGGTTCTCGAAATATATCAGATTTTTTATCTGATCTATCTATCATCCTAGTCATACCTCTTCCAGTATCTTTAGACTTTCTAAATGTTTTTCCATGCAGTTCTTTAAACTCAGGATTTTTATCTGTTTTAGATTTTTGTGAGGCTGCTTTATCTATTGCACTTTCTCTTTTTTTAATTTCTTCTTGAGCTTTTTTAATTACTTTTGGTGCATACTTACGAGCAGCTTCTCTTGCTCCATTAGCTACTATAAAACTAGCTACTGGCCCTAGTATCGGTATTGGCATGTTTAATTCTCCCTTTCCATTGCTTCTTTAACCTGCTCCTTCAACGAGTCTAGGAGTGCCAGCAAACGCAGCTTCCCCTGACTGCGGTACATTTCCTGTTCCAATGTTGCCGCCACCAGTACCTGTGTCTCCAAGGTCTGTAGGTTGTTGAGGTGTTCCTTCAGGGCCTCCCATAGCTCCGGGTTGTTCACCACCGGGGCCAGCTTCCGGGCCAGTTGCTTGTCCAGCATTTTGCATTCCTATTATCTGAGCCATTAGCGCAGCTTCATCTGGATCATTCATAAGTTCATCAGGATCAAGATCTAAGCTGTACGCAAGTTCACTAATCAGCTTATTAATTTTAACGAAGGGAGCTACAGCAGGATTCTGTACAGTTTGTAAGAATGTAGTGAGCCTTTGACTTCGTACCTCTTTTTGCATAAGGCTATTAGTGCCTGTAGCTTTTACTTC